CAACGTGCATAGACTCATCACGTATAGAGTAAGTAACTATCTGTCCCATACCTTTCATCTTACCAAACCTTGGAAAGTTTAACAAGATTGCAAAGCTACTAAACAACTGTAGTCCTTCTGTAAAAGCTGAATAGACTGCTAAAGTTTTTGCAATACTCTTCTTGTCAGACTTAGTTGTCTTAATATTATGTACGTACTCGTGTTTGTCTGCCATCTCTTCGTACTCTGAAAAAGCTTTGTACTCTATCTCAGGCATACCAACTGTATCAAGGAGTAAGCTGTAAGCATGTTGATGAATAGATTCCATGTTAGCAAAAGAACCCATCATCATTCTAGCTTCAGGCTTTCTAAAGATACGCATGTATCTATCAACGTAACCTGCACCTACGTCAACATCTGATTGAGTAAACAATCTAAAGATTTGTGTAAGTAAATTCTTTTCTTTTGAATCTAGCTCTTGCCAATCTTTAACATCTGTATGTAAAGGTACTGACTCCGGCATCCAATGCATTTGGTTTTGTAAGACATAGTAGTCAAACATCCAAGGATTGTCGAATGGTTTGTAGTAATCTCTTGTGTCTAATAAGCTCATCTGTTCTCCTTGTTAAATCTCTTAACTAAATATTTTAAATTTTCAATTACATATCCTGCGTAATCTTTTGTTTTTGAGAATGGGTCTTTATGTTCATCACAATAATCAAGCCACATCCTACTTGTAAAGCCTGAAAACTTCTGACTAAACACATCTGTAAACTCTTCTTGTTTCATTTTGTTTCCTTTGGTAAGTATACTAAAATTTCTGAATTACATTTAGTACATTTTAAATTTGTTTCCATTTGGAAGTCTTCGCTTTCATGACTAATGTCCACGTCACCTCCCCATATTACTTTGTTTCCACAGTGCCAACAATCCATCATTTATCCCTCACAAGCTATACACTCAGCATCATCTAATTTAATACGCTGAACTTTAATGTTTACGTTCTCTGCATTTCTAGCAGCATTAGTTCTAAAGTAATACAAAGACTTTAGTTTGTTCATACCATACCAGTGTACATCATTTACGTACTGCATGTACTCATCGTGTACTTCCTGTGGCTCTGTAGCTTTTGGCAGTGTAAAGAAAAGATTAACAGACTGTGCTTGGCAAATAAACTCTTGTCGTTTAGCTGCATGTTCTATAATCCATATCTGATCTATCTCATTAGCAGTCTTAAATATTTCTTTCTCATCATCTGTAAGAATATCAAGGTGCTGTACTGAACCCTCGTTACCTGCAATGTCTTTCCACAATGCAGTCAACTCATCTTTCTTTAAACCTTTATCTTGTAATACCTCTTCTAAGTATTTGTTTTTTACTTGGAACGAACCTGAAAGAGTCTTGTGCGTATAAACGTTAGCACGATATGGCTCAATCGAAGGAGAAGTACCACCACATATGATACTAGAACTAGCGTTAGGAGCAACAGCGAGTAGATTAGCGTTCCTCCTGCCACTACCACTGACATCAGGAGCTTCACCCCTGTCCTCTGCAAGTCTTTCAGAAGCTTTGGTTGCCTGTTTTTTAATGTATTTAAAAGCTTTATAATTGAAACCCGTAGCGAAGATACCTTCAAAAGGAATGTTGCGTGATTGGAGATACGAATGGAAGCCCATCGCACCGAGACCCAACGACCTTTCTCTATAAGCAGAGTAGGCAGATTTAGTAAAACCCTCCCTACCTTCTTTAATATGTTTTTTAAATCTTTTAAAGTTTGCATTGTACTCTCCTAGACTGTCTGTGTCTACTGCATTGTCTATATAATGTTGAAGAACGTTGTCAAGCATGGTAATTAAATCTTCAATAAACATAGGATTTTCTGACCAGTCGTCAAAGTATTCTAAGTTTACAGAAGACAAACAACATACTGCTGTTCGTTCTTCATTAGTAGGTAAAGTTATTTCAGAACATAAGTTGCTCTGTTTAATCTCTAGTCCTAAAGCTTTTTGTTCTTTTGGTAAGGCTTCGTTACATGTATCTATGTTGACCATGTAAGGCTCACCTGTCTCTGCCCTAGCATTAATGATCTGCCACCATAAATCTCTAGCATTTACAATCTTAGTAGGCTCGTTAGTTTTAGGGTCTATCAATCTAAAGTCTGCATCTTCTTCAACAGCTTTCAAGAACTCGTTGGTAATGTTGATACCGTTGTGAAGATTAAGATTCTTCCTGTTAATATCACCACCAGATTCTTTACGCATGTTGATGAACTCTTCAATCTCTGGATGAGATATATCCATGTAAGCTGCATAGCTTCCACGTCTTGTAGTGCCTTGATTAAAGGCTAACATCTGTGAATCTACGACATGTATGAAAGGAATTGAACCAGTAGAACGACTCCCGTGAGTAGTAGATATACCGTTACTCCTAATGTCACCCCAATATCCACCAATACCTCCACCCGAAGATGCCAACCATATATTTTCATCATAGTGATCTGATAAACCAGTCCTGCTATCAGGTACATAATTAAGGAAACAGCTAATAGGAAGCCCACGACTTGTTCCCCCGTTGCTAAGTATAGGAGTGCTAAACATGAACCAGCAATTGGAACTGTAGTGATAAAGCCTTTGAGCCAATTCAAAGTCTGTGTGACCTTTGTATGTAGCTGCAAAGACTGATGCTCTTGCGAAGGCTTCTTGTGCATGTGTTTCATTCTCCCATAAGTATCTATCCTTAAGTGTATCAAGACTAAACTTATCTAATAGTTTTTCATTACTGTAATTAATTTTTATACCAAGGTATTCTTTTATACCTATTTTGTCTTCAATCATCTTGAATGTCCTGTAAATGTATAGCTATTATAGCATAATGAATTATTTTAAGCAAGTCTTTTTGGTCATGTCCGTTCTTTTTTCCATACCTCATAGCATACTTTATAATATTACCCATACAAAATCCTTCACCATGTCCATTATCAAATATAACATCTGTTGCTTGATAATCTCCATAAGCATAATGTTGTTCATAAGTTTTATCTACATATCTTTGTATTTGTTTTATTGTTTCGCCTTCATTAAATTTATAATCCATAGTTACTCCATTCCATAGGTAGTGTGTCTTCACTATACCACCTAAAATTGTTTTTCTCAGCCCATTCAGCATGGGTACGTTTTGTTCTGTCCTTTCTCATCTTAGCTCCCGGCATAGGTGCATAAGGTTTTTGAAATAAAAACACTAACTCAGTGTCCTTTGGTAGTGCTGTTCTTATATGTATGTACTTACTATACTCAGGATAGTCCCAAAACCTGCCTTTAGCTTCAAGTAAAATAGTTTTACCATTAATTACTTTAACAAAGTCTGGTTCATATTTGTGTTTAACAATGTAATCATACAGTTCCCAATGATGTTCCCAATCTTTAAGAACTGTCTCATGTAGTTTAACTTCCCATAAACTATCGTATCCTTTAGGTACACCTGTTTTTTTAGGTCTTGGTTTACGAGGTTTTCTAAATCCTACCATTATAATACAAGCCTAGATGAGTCATAGTTCTTGACTAACTTCCAGTAAGTTAGCATAGCATTAAACATTCCTAAGTGTTTGCTTTGTGATTCTCTGTCCCAAACAAACGGAAGTATAAGACCTGTATCTTTTCTGTCTACAAATATAGATACTCGTTCGACATCATCAAAGCCACAGCCTTGAGCATATGCTGACAACTGCATTCCATGTTCATCGAACACCAACTTCGCTGGGTCTTTACCTTTTAGATTATCTTTGGTTTTAAAATCTATAAATATTCCTGACTTAGAATACAAGTCTATCTTTCCACCATAACCTGCATCAGCACAGAAAGAATCTTCTGCTATCCACTCTTCGTTAGGAAAAGCTTCATCTAAATACTTCTTGATTGCTTTGTAAGGTTTAGTTTTAGTCTTACCTAAAAAACCTTTCTCAATCATACCATGTATCTTTGTCCCTTGCTGGGCAGCTTGGATACCTACTTGTTTAGAATCTGTTTGGCATCTGTAATAAAAAGACTCAATCGTTTCGTCCTCTCCTTGCTCTAAGGTTAGGAAAGAATTAAGTAATTGTTTTTGTTTCCAAGTCTCTAAAGATGGCTTGGCTATAATACCCATGATAGTTGTCACAGACGGAACTAAACCTAAAGACTTAGCATCTCTGAGTGTAGTGTTTCTTTCTTTACCATTAGCACCTATGATAGTATACATAGGCTCACCTTCTTGGGTATACCAGTGTCCTGATTCAGACTTAAACTTATTATAGTTGTCCTTCACCAAGTTGTCAAGTTCTTTTTCTTTAGTCATTAGTTATTCCTTTTTCTTTGTATAACTTTTTGTAAAAGTTACCTACTGTTAATATTTGTTCAGGTGTTGCTTGGTTTTTAATTGAGTTAGCCATAAGAGAAACAATAATAATATTATCTTTTACATAACCTTTCTCAGGCACTATCCTATCTAAAGAAGGAGAATTTTGCCAGTTGTTTTTACCTTTACCTTTACCCCACTTTTTTCCTTCTTTATTTAATTCAAACTTAATTCCTAAGATAGGACATTTATCTGTTACTAACTTTCGTAAATCATGAATGCTTAGATCATAAGGAACATTGTTTTTTCTAGCTCGACCTCTAGCTCCTTCTTGCATATCTCTAAGGTGTTGGCTATCTCCTACCTGTTTTAATTTTCTATTTTGCTTTTCTTTTTTTCTAACATAAGATTTAATACAAGAATTACAAATACGTTTTCCTATTTGCATATTACTAGGGTAAGTGTTACCTTTAGGGTTAGTTACTCTACTACCTGCAACTAAAACTACATCACAAACCCTACATGTTTTAGTGTGTTTCACTCCAATCTCCTCCTATTTTATATTCACCATCAAGAGGACATCTCATATTAAAATGTTCTCCTGCTTGTTTCAAGCTATCTACTGCCAGTTGTCCTACCTTGTTAGCATTACATTCTGGTACTTCAATCTGCCATTCGTCATGAATGTTAGCTACAAACTTATGTGGTACACCATTTATCTTAAGTCTTGCTTCAAGTATCTCTAATGCTTTCTTCATTACAATAGCACCACCACCCTGTAATAAACTATTTAATGCAGCATGTTCGTGTCGTATATAAATCTTACGACCATCTATACCCATTAAGTATCCTCGTTTTGCAGCTCCTTGTACTTTGTCCTTAAGAGTTTTAAATGTGGGGAGATTATCGAGAAAGCGTTGCTTAAGTTCTTTACCCTGCTTTCTTGATCCTCCAACCACACTCCCAATCTTTTCATCTCCTGCTCCGTATACGAGGGCATAGATGAAAGTCTTTGCTGTATCTCGTGATTCAAGTCCTGCAAGTTTTTGATTAGTTGTGTGTATGTCTCCATTGACCACTTCATGTATGTACTCCTGATCGTTCATATAGTGTGCTAACATTCTAAGTTCTAGTCCTGAAGCATCAACCCCAAGCAGAACATTACCCTCGTCTACAGTCCAACAAGCTCTACACTCTTTACCAAATGGACTGTATACTGCTGGTATCTGAGCCATGTTAGGATGATTGTGAGACATACGACCAGTAATGGTTCCGTTAGGAATGACTGAACCATGTACT